TAGCAGATGATGAGATTGATTACAGTTTATACGAACCAGCTCACCCATTGGGTTCAGCTTATTATGATGCGGCAATTAAAAATATGCCAGTATTGGAAGCTAATCCTGATGAAACTCAGGTGATGAAATATAAGTTAGTAACATTACCAAAAAGTACAACTAGAATTCCTGTTGTTGAATTTGGTGTTCCTAACATTTCAGTTAATCAAAGAAGTGGTGAAGTTGCATTATCTCCAACTACATCTCCAGCAGGTAATAGAAGTTTAGGTTATACTATTCTATTGGCAAATAAAAATGCAGGTGATATTGTAGGAGAAGGAGTAACATCAGATGTTGGTTCAGTACCAGTATTTGTTGGTGATGATGTATCTGCAACAGCAGCAATCGCTAAAGGTTTATCTTTCAAATTTATTCCTAACCGTTCATTAACTTCAACTATCAGAACAACAATCACAGTTTATGGTAATGAAACGGGTGGTTCTCAAACTATTCCTGTAACCGTAACTTATGTACAATCAACAAGATAAAAATAATAAATAACAATGGCAATAATTAGAGATAATAGAGGAGCCCTTTTAGCAAGTAACTTATCACAATACTTAGCGACAGCTGCAAACACAACAGGTACTCCAGTAGATACTAACGAATTAGTTAGAATCGTAAACCAATTTTTAGGACAAGGAGAACAAATTAGTGCAGATACAAATACTATTTCAAATGGTATTTACAAAAAATTTGGTGCAATTGATAAAGTAACAAACAAAACAGAAATAGTAACTTCTGGTATTTGGAGTGGTGATACCGGTTCATTAACCGTAGCGTACACATCTTCAACACAAATTGCAGATGCAAGTGGTAAATACTATATTGATGTTTACAACGCAACGCCATCATCGGATACAGCAGAGGTTCAATTCTCAATCGCATATGGTGATGTAAACGGATATGGTGCACCAACGTTAACTCAAGATGATTCATCTACGATGCCAACTAAAGCGGTTTATAATCAATTCAGAAACGTATTGTTAGATTCTGCAGACCCTTATTTTAGTGTATATAGTGGTTCAACTGCAGGTGGACGTGATTTAACTAATTTCTACGCTATTAATATCAATAGAGCAAGATACAAAGAAAGATTGGATCCAGGTAATATTTCATTGAAACTTTCTGGTTCAGTTGGTTTAATTACGTTAATTGATGATAGTGGTGGAACAGATGAAAATGTAACAACTGCGGGTAGAGTTTACAACATTGTTAGTGGTTCTTTAAACATTGGTTCTGCTTTAACATCTTCAATAAGCACATACACTGCATCAAACGGACAAGGATATGGTTTATTCTATCCTGATATGGGAGTTATTTTATTAAACCCATCTGCAATTAGTGCATCTGTTGGTGGTAATTTAGCAGGAGCAACTACTTCAGCTACCGGTGTTTATCATAATTTAACTGGTTCAATTAATTTATTCAAAGCAATTAACTTAGGTGCTGATTTCCAAGCAAGAAGAACTGAAAACGTTTCTACTTCACATTATTTCGTAAGAGCAAACAATAGAGAATTTAACTTCTCAAATAATCCAACATTCGTAACAGGTTCAGTTGGGCAATTCGTTCAATCAACATTTGAAAGAGACCCTAAAGTTTACATTACAACAGTAGGTTTATATGATGATGCAAATGAATTATTAGCAGTTGCAAAAACTTCTAAACCAATTGAAAAATCATTTGATAAAGAAATTGCAATCAAAGTAAAATTAGATTTCTAATCGGAGAATATTAAAAATAAATTAACCCAACCCCACAAGGTTGGGTTTTTACTTTAAGAGATATTTATATACGATATGTTAAAAAGAATACCTAAGTCAGATATTAGTATACGTCCATTCAAAGCGTATAAAGAATGGGATAAAACTTCTGCAGGAGTAACTCTTCTGGAAGCAGTTGATGGAAATTATACATCAAATGATACAAACACAATTAGTACAGGAATATTAAGTGGTTCAGTATACAACAAATATTCTGTTTTTGGACAACTTAGAGCACAATTTTACAACGGAAAAGAAGATGATCCTTTTTATAGATTAGGAAGTAAAACAAATGTATATGATACCACTAACCCTGAAAGATTTTTAAGTGGTTCAGCAAAAGTAATATCAATTCCCCAAATATGCATAGGAGATGGTATAAAAAAAGGATCGGTTTTATTAGATGATGCAGGTACAAAATATATAGATGATAAATATAGTAACTTGATTTTGAGTGGTAGTACTCAAAGAATTGGAAATGTATTTTATAATCATGGGTTAATTGTTATAACAAGTGGTTCAAATTCAAAATTAACTGGTAGCTGGGATGTTCAATATAAATCTACCGAAACCATATATGAGCACGAATATTTATTAATATGTGAACAAGATGAATTCAACGTATCAACAAATCCTACGGCGGTTGTTACAATTGGTGGAGAAACCGAAACATATGTAGATGGTGATAATAGAGTTCAAAAAATATATACTACTCAACCTGCAAAGTATATTCGTAAAAAATCAACAACAGAAACCGGTGCAGTTATAGATTATAGATTTGGTTCTTCGGTAAATTCTGCAATTAGTGGTGGATTTGAACATTGGGAAATGAGCTCATCGGTAGATTCTACTGGTTCATTCTTATCACCATTTATTACAACAATTGGATTGTATGACGATAATTGTGATTTATTGGCAGTAGCAAAATTGCCACAACCAATTAAATCTGAAAATGATCTGACTGTTAATTTTATTGTTCGTTTTGATACATAATTTATATTTATACTAAAACAAAAGATATGTCTAAAATATTAGAAACATACAAAGCACAACAATCAGCACTAGGTGTTGATAAAATTGGATTTGATGCAGGTGTAAATGCAAAAACACCATATACTACTAACGATTTGAAAAAAGCGGATGAGCAAGTATTAACTGCAGCTAAATTCAAAACAGGAAGAGGTGGTGAAATTAATGAGAAAAAATACTCAGATACACTTAAGAAATAAACTTAATGGCTAAGAAAAAAGTTACAAAAAAGAACAATCCTAAATGGGTTGCAAAAAAGTATGGATTTAAGTCAGGTCTTGAAGAAAATATTTCCAATCAAATCGCAGGTAGGGGAATTGAAGTTCAATATGAGTCAGAAAAAGTGGCTTATACTATACCTGCTTCTGAACACACTTATAATCCTGATTTTAAGTTACCAAATGGCATTAGGGTAGAAACAAAGGGTAGATTTGTTCTTGCGGATAGGAAAAAACACCTATTAGTAAAGGAACAAAATCCTAATTTAGATATACGATTCGTATTTTCTAATTCTAAGAATAAAATCAATAAAAAATCCAAAACAACTTACGCTGATTGGTGTGATAAACACGGATTTAAGTATGCGGATAAGGAAATACCAGATTCTTGGTTTTCTGAGTAAAATACTTATGTAAATATTTGGTAATATCAAATATTTGTTGTATATTACAGTTGTGTTGAAGCAAACTGATAAAAATATCGTAATATCCACGTTGTCTAATACGTTGGGTAGTTATTCCGTATTAAAGGGTAACGAATTGGCATTTTATTGTCCTTTTTGTAATCACCACAAACAAAAATTACAGGTAAACACCGAAACTCAAAAATGGCATTGTTGGACGTGTAATAGTGGTGGTAAGAAATTAACTTCTCTATTAAAGAAATTAGATGTAGACCGTAAAACTATTTCTCTAATTAGAGAGATATACGGTGATTCTAATTATAATCCCCAAAATGAAGATGAAGGAACAAAGGTGTTCATTTCCCTTCCAAAAGAATTTATTAGTTTAACAGAAGAACCCAAAGGATTTAATCCTGAATATAAAAATGCTATGTATTACCTTACTCAAAGAGGTATTACAATGAAAGATATAATTAAATACAATATTGGTTATTGTAAAGAAGGATTGTATTCACAAAGGGTAATTATTCCTTCATATAATTCCGATGGGTCACTTAACTACTTTGTTTCCAGGTCTTATTACCCAGAAAACAAAATGAAATACAAAAACCCACCAATCAGTAAAAATATTATATGTTTTGAATCGCAAGTAAATTGGAAAGAACCAATTATACTTTGTGAAGGTGTATTCGATGCAATCACAATTAAAAGAAATGCTATTCCACTTTTAGGTAAGTTTCCATCTAAACAATTAGTTGAGAAAATCTTTATGAGTGGAGTTAGTGATATTATAATTTCATTAGATAATGATGCAATAACCGAAGCATTGAAAGCAGCCGAATATTTTAGAAAAAATGGTATACAAGTAAAAATGATGTATCTAAAAG